ACCGCGGAGCAACTGATCGCCCGGAAAGAATCTGGAGAGGGCCTTCATGATACAACGTACTGGCTGAAGTCGCACGGAGCGACGACAATAGAGAGTAGGAATGTCGTTGAGACCAAAGATGGGTTGCGTCTGCAGTTCGTTGGTAAAGAAGGGGTTTGGCACGACCACCTAATTAAAAGCCCTGCCTTGGCAGAGGTGATCCGCCAGCAGGTGGGGAAATCTGATGGCGGTAAGATATTCAACACCAACGAGACCAAGGTCAGTGAGTATGTCAAATCGTTAGATACAGGCAGGTTCTCTCCAAAGGATTTTCGCACTAAGCGGGCGACTGAGCTGGCATTGGAAGAGGTTCGGCAGTATACAGGCCGCACCCCGAAAGACGCCAAAGAACGGCAGGCGTGGATCATGGAGATCAGCACCAAGGCAGCCTCTGTACTTGGTAACCGGCCTCAGCAGTGTTTTGAGACGTACATCAATCCGCACCTGTGGGATATGATACCCAAGGCAGCGGCGTAGGAGATGGTCAGATGAAAGTGTTTGGATCGGATACGGAATACTTCCTTGGTGAACGGGAAGATATGGATATTGAAGAAGCCCAGAAGCTGGCTTCGACAATGGACGAGGACCAAGACGAAGACCCTGAAACGTCTCCAGAGGAGATCGCTGCGATTTACTCGATGACTGGGGTGGATCCGTCCGCATGGGAGAAATCATGATGAAAGCCATCGTCTACGAGACCGATCGCAACGGCAAGCAAGTCCGGTCCTGCTCGATGAGCACGGTTGGTGGAATGGTCCGGATGCACCAGATGAGCAATGCGGGTGCGATGATCCTGAGCAGGCGGTTGGCCGGCGGCGGTGGGTTCACCGTCGGACCAGAGGACGGGGACGAGTTCCTGAAACTGCTGCCGTCTGCGTATAGTGGAACGAGGTTGAGGGTGGCGTTGGAAGATTAGACCAAAGGAGACCTGAATAAATGACATTGCAACACGGATCAATGCTGAAACCGTCCGAACCGGACACCGTCGCCCTGGCGGACGCGGTCGAATCCCGATTCCTGGACCTTAGTGGATCATGGCTGAGAGTGAAGGGGGTTGAGATTCCGATTCCGCAATCGTTGGCAGCCGACCTGCTTCGCTGGCGGGTACTGAGGGTGCGCCACAAGGCCGGTGACTTCCGCAATACCGATGCTGAGCTGAAATCGACCAAGGCGGTCGCTCAGTGGACTCTGGACTGCCAATGCGAGTTGAGGAATCAACCGAGGAAGGTGCTCGACTGTCTCGCAACATGAAAGGAACCTGCTATGAGAATCCGGCGAACCGAATCGATTGAAGATTCCGCGATCGAAGTGTTCATCGAGGACTGGCCGAAGGACAGCGAGAGCCAGGAGGTGTTCGAGGAGCGAATCGTGAGGCTGGCCGAACGGCTGACCATGCTCGATACTCAACCCGCAGAGAAAGAGGAGACTTGAAAATGGCACACGTTCTCACCCACCCCACCCCGAGGCTGGCTGACGTCCAGTGTAGCCGGTTGCAGTTCCAGCCGGGGGACAGGGTGATCGTCCGGGTCCACCAGCCGATCACGAAAGAACAGGCTCGGCGGTTGAAGAAGACCGTTGAGAAGTGGGCGGGGGATTGCGTCGAGGTTTTGGTAGTCAACAGCCTGGAGATGAGCGTTCATGTCGAAACCGGGCCAAGGCTCCCAGCCTAGTTACCGCCAGATCCTCAAGGACGACGCTTCGCTGGCAGACTTCCTGTCGGCGATGTCCGACTTCGACAGGGCGTTTTGCGATTCGGTGGCATCTGGTGCTGATTTCACGATTAAGCTGGAAGTGCATGGCAACGCCGGGGTTTTGCTGCATGCGAGGATGAGTTCAGATTCGTTCCGCAGGCCGTCCGGTGCTGAAAAGAAGCCTGAGCCAAAGAATCCCCGAAATTCTGTATAGGACTTTTTTCGTTTACCCTGTATATTTTCCAGCTGGACGCAAACGTCTAGGCGAGCGAGCCGCGGCGGGGTCCGTTTAGGATTCTTCCAGCGGCTTTCTTTTTTGGTGAAGCATGACACGAACAGTAACATTTGGGCTGGGACCGGCGGATGGGCTTGCCGCCCGCCAGTTGACCATTACCCGCATGAAAAAAGCAGGAGATGACGGACCTGTTCGACCAACATACAATGCTGATGTTGGGGCTGTGACGGTCGCCTCCGTTCCGTTGCGGGACAATACGATCTATCAGGCTGTACTGGTTGATACGGCGACTGCTGGGGAAGTCAGCGACCCCGATGTGCTGAATTTCCATACCGGCTATTTGCAGTTCCCAGGCCCGCGGACAGGCGACCGGTTGGCCATCCTGACGATGGAAGACGAATCGTCGTCCAGTTCCAGCATGACCAGTAGCCTGTCGAGCACCAGCACGAGCAGTTCGAGCCTCAGCTCTGAACTCGTCGAGCAGCTCCAGTTCCAGCCAGTCGTCGAGCAGCTCGAGTAGCAGCCCGTCCTCCTGGTCGTCTTGGTCCTCGACCAGCCCGTCCAGCCAATCGAGTAGCTCTTCGAGCAGCCTGACCAGTAGCTTGAGTTCGAGTTCGTCGAGCAAATCAAGTCAATCGTCCAGCAGCAGCTCGTCCAGCTTGACAAGCAGCTCGAGTTCGAGCAAGTCGAGCAATTCCAGCTCGTCCAGCTTGACAAGTTCTTCGAGCAGTTCCAGCTTGACCAGTAGCTCGAGTTCGAGTAGCCTAACGAGTAGTTCCAGCTCGAGTTCTTCGAGTAGCTCTAGCAATAGCAGTTCGAGCAGCAGTTCGTCCAGCTCCAGCAGCCTGACCAGCAGTTCGAGTTCGAGTAGCTCGGGTTCTAGCAGCTCGTCCAGTTCGGCCAGTAGCTCGAGTTCGAGTAGTACATCTTCGAGCAGCAGTAGCTTGACAAGCAGTTCCAGCTCGAGTTCTTCGTCCAGCTCCAGCAGCCTGACCAGCAGTTCGAGTTCCAACAGTTCCAGTAGTTCTAGCTCGAGCAGCCAAAGCTCTAGCAGTTCCAGTAGCTCGAGTTCGAGCAGCTTGACTAGCTCGTCCAGCAGCTCTAGCAGTACATCGAGCAAGTCAAGCCAGTCGTCTAGCTCGAGTTCCAGTAGCTTGAGTTCAACCAGTTCGAGCAGTCAGAGTTCACAGAGCACTTCCAGCAGCTCGTCCAGCACGAGTTCCAGCAGTACGGGGATCATCTAATGGTGTACAAAAAACGACAACCGACGTTCGAGACTGAGCCGAAACCGGAAGGTGGGGTGAAGGACTACGCTGCTCCCACGGTCGCCTTGTGTGATGCTGATTTCGCGACCTATGTGCGGATGATCAAGTCGGCAACCCTGGCATCTGCCTTGGGCATCAAGGCCACGATCGACGACAACATGAAACGGCTGCGCCTGCGTGCGAAGGGTACCAGCCCGGTCACGGGTGTCCCTGCTGGTAGCAGCCAAACCGACGTCGGCACGCTGGTCGCCTGGGCGGGGCAGATTACAAAGGCGGATGCGGCGGCCAAGGAACAGTTGGTGAAACTGGCAGCGACCGTCAACGCGAGGGTGAGCTAGCATGTACGTTGGATTTAACAGTGTGGCGAGCAGCGGAGCGGTCAAGACGGTTGCTGATGTGACCGTTCCGACAGGAGCTACCCACGTCGAGATTCAAGCCGTTTCACAGTCAGTCAGCTATACGATGGATGGAACGACCAACCCAACTACTACGGCAGGGATGCAGTTCCTGGTCACCGATCCACCGAAGCCCTTTTTGATCGAAGACCTCGCAAAAATCAAGTTCACCCAAGGCTCGGGCGGGGCCGGGGTGCTGAACTTCCATTTCGTCCGGTAAGGAAGAATCAAACATGAACGACCAGCTCCTGGAAGCCATCCGGCAGAGACAGGCATCGGCCAACGAGTTCGGCTATGGCATCACGACCGCCGACCGCTATGCGAAGAATGTGATGGATGCAGTCGGGCTGGACATGATGTACAAGTGCGCCGCCACGAGAACCGTCTCGTGGGACGATGTGATGAAGAAGGCTGCCCGCACGCTGGTTTACTCGTCTCCCGACATGGTCACTGAAGAGATCGGATATAGCAAGCGTGCGGGCAGTTCTTTGAAACGGTATGACGACATCGAGCTGCCGAAGAACACTCTGATGGTGTTCCGCCACGTGCTGACTACGCCGAGGAAGGACCGGGACGGCGATGTGCTGCGGACCGAGGGGGCGAAGGTCGACCCGAAGCTGCTATTGCTGTTCAACCACGTTCACACGATGCCCGTTGGCAAGATGCTTCAGGTTGCCGAGCACAACTCGAAGCGGCTGAGCCTGATTTCCTGTATCGTCGACATGAACGACTTGAGCCACGACTGTGCGGTGATGATCGACAACGACATGGGTCGGTTCAGTCACGGCTTCCGGGCAATCCAATTCAACAAGATCAAGGCCCGTGACGGAGCTGAAACTGGGTTCGACGTCAACGACTTCGAGATCATGGAAGAGTCAATCGTCACGGTCCCGTCCAATACGGACGCCGAGGTGCAAGAGGTGATGTTGGGGCTGGTTGAGGGCGGCAAGTTGACCAGCCCGCTGATGAAAGAGTATGGCAAGTCGATCCGGGACCACCGGCCGTTGCAGGTGGTGTCTGGCTTGGACCTTGCAAAGGTCAGCCTGCCGATCGACCTGAAGATCACTTTGAACGGCAAGGAGATTTCCCATGAAGACATGTCCGGAGACGGAAGTGGAGCGGCAGAGGGAGCTGAACGAACAGAAAAAGACGCAGCCCTGTTGGCAAAAGAAGCCGATGCAAAGGCCGCAGGAAAAGCAGAGGAAGCGGCCACCGACGACAAAGTAGCCTGCCCCGAGTGCGGCACGATGATGAGCCGCGAAGAAGGGGCCGAGTGTCCGAAGTGCGGATACGTGATGAAAAAGAGTGAAGGGGAGGAAGGTGTTGAAGGCGGGGACACAGAAGTGGTTGAAGAAAAATCCGCTACCGGCACCAAGTTCGGACGCACCTTCAGCCGCAAGAACCTGACTACCCTGAAAGAGATCCACGCGGACGTTGAGGAGCTGGACAGGGGCGACCATGTGCTGTCCGTTCGGGGCAGGGAGATCACGAAGGGCTGCCGGACTAAAGTCAAGGCAATGATCGCCGAGTATGACATCCCTGACCTGGAGGAAGGCAAGTCGTTCACCGGGCTGAAAGCAACAGGCGGACCGGATGGTAGTGGGTATAAGGTCGGTGATGAAATCACCCATCCCAAGTACGAAGGCTTCGTTGTCACGGCCAAGCAAGGCGAGTGGTACATAGCATATCATCCTGAAAAGAAAACGGGCAAGATCAAGTTCAGCTGGGTTGCTGACGAGAGCGATAGCAACAAGTCGTTCTCAGTCGAGGATGCGATAGGGGTGTTGATCGCAGAGGCCACCCAACAGCAGAGGCAGACAGTTCAAAAGGCATTCGCCGCGATCGAAGAGGTCGAACGGAAGAATGCCAGAGCGAAACAGTACCGGCTGCTTGTGCGGCCGTAGTTCATGCTCCGACGGTCGGAGCGGATCAGTTCGAAGGTGAGTAAAAAGCGAAAGGTGCAAAAATGATTCTCACCAAAGGTTTGAAGAAGTGGGCCATCGGCAACTGCAAAGGTCTGACCGACCAGAGCAGCGACGATGAGTGCCGCAAGGCCGTCGGGCATGGCACTCGCGACCGGCGACATGACGATGGAGAAGTACGCCGAGCTGGCAGAGGACGAGGACGCGGACGACGCTTCCGAGTTCTCCAAGCAGCTGAAGGCGTTGGGCGATGGGATCAGCCAGCTGACCAAGATGCTGACCCAGAAGCCCGAGCTGAAGGAAACCAAGGCCGAGGAACCGGTCGAGACCAAAGAGGTCAAGACTGAAACCAAGGCCGTCCAGCCCACCTGGCACAAGTCGATCAAGCGGATGATGGGCATGGACCCGCCGGTCGAAGACGACGGCATCACGATCCGGGTCAAGGGAGCGTGGGAATCCTACGCGACCACCAAGGGGGCCAAGACGTTCCCGCTGGTCAACGAGAAGGGCCGTCCCCACCCCCTGGCTGGAAAGCCGGTGATGGACTATAGCGACGGCGGCCGTCAGATTGACGAATCGTCCGAGCTGGACAAGGCGGTCGCTGGCAGCTTCGCCAAGCTGTTGGTCAGTACGGCCCAGCGGGGTGGATCCAAGACGTTCGGTTTCCAGGCGCTGCCGCAGCACGACAAAGAGCTGCTGATGCACGCGATGGAGAATATGGACTGGAATGGTGCGACCGACGGCGGCGATCACGCGGACATCAAGAACCGCCGGCTAACTCCCCGCGAGCAGAAGGCGTTGATCGATGACGCGACTTCCGGAGGTTTGGAAGCAGCCCCGATCGTGTTCGACGATCAGGTGATCCAGGCTCCCTTGTTGAACGGCGAGTTGTTCCCGTTGGTCAACCAGGTGCCGATCGACCGAGGCCGCCGGATCGAGGGCGTCGCGACCGGGACGGTGACCGGGAGCTGGGGTGGTGTCGACGACACGGCCGTCAGCCTGTTCACCACGACGTCCTACGTGACGGCGTTCGACACTACGATCTTCCGCTGGGAGGGTGCGATCCGCATCGGCTTGGACTTCCTGTCCGACACGCCGATCGACTTCGGTCAGCACGTGACCCAGCAGTACGGCGAACGGTTGCTGGAAGACCTGGATGATGTGATCGCCGCGGGCAACGGTACCAACCAGCCCGAAGGGATCATCAACAAGGCCGGAACGACCAGCGTTGCCTGGGGTGGAGCGACCTCGATCGGTAACTACGAGTCGCTGCGGTTTGGCGTCCACAAACGGGAGCACAAGGGTGCCGGGGCGAACACGGCGGTATTCTGCGGGACGGAAACGTCCTACAGCCGGGTCAAAGCCCTGCCGGTCGGAGCCGGTGACGCCCGACGGTTGTTCAACAACCAGTTCCCGGTCAGCGGTTACGACGGCTACCAGCTGATGGAACGGCCGTACAAGATCAACGAGAGTTTGACCAACTCCCAGATCTTCTATGCGATCCTGGCCAAGTACCGGATGTACCGCCGGCGAGGATTGACGATGCGGACCAGCCAGGAAGGTGATACCCTCATCCGCAACAACGAACTCTTGATGGTCGCGATGGCCCGTTACGGTGGACAGCTGGAACGGGGTGCCGTGGCTGCGAAGACGACGACTGCCCCGGCCTAGTGGTCTAGCCGGGTTTCCTCCGGGGGGAGGGGCTGTCTCCTTCCCCTCCCCCTGGACTTTTTGTTAGCTGCAAAGGAGGCATAGACCATGACCAGTTTTTCAAGGAGACAAGCGAGATGACGACGGCTACAGTGGAAAGAGCAGACAGACCAAAAACAGCGGTGATCGTACCTCCATTTGGGGTGGAGGCGGACCATCCGCAACTGTGCGATTTGCTGATCCAGTCTATTCCGGGATGCCGGTTGAGGAGCAGGATTCGACCGACGACGGTCACGGTTCAGGGGCAGGTGCGGACGCCCCAGACCCACGGCCACAGCCCGCCCGAGGCTCCGGGGATGCAACTGCACATCAACCCGGCAGACCTGTCCTATGTGATCCTGGACCCGCTGGACACCGATGAGGAAGCGAAGGCGAGAATCAAGCGGTACTTGCACCTGACCACGGGTGCGAGGCAGGATGCGAACTTGCGGGGGGCCAAGACGGTCAAGGGCACGCTGGACCAGCACCGGATGAAAACCCTGTGCAGGGAGATCTGCTGGCTGCTGGCCGACGGGTCGATCAAAGTGGTCAAGGGGGCGGCCCCAGACCAAGATGACGTCGACGAGCTGCCCGGCAAGTACCTGCTGAATCCGGGGTTGCAGACCCAGACGACGCAGCCGATGTATGAGGACGACTACCCTGAGTGGGTGGACCGACTAACACGATCAGGTGGCTAGATGGCACGATTCTCCCCAGCAGTTGCAGCAGCCCGAGCCAGGCGATCTGGCAGGGCCGGCCGTTCGAGTGTGGAAATCGAGTCGTACGTCGATGAGGTCAGCAAGCGGATCGACCTGACCCTGAAGCAGAGAATGATGGTCACCGTCGCGTTCTTGCAGAATCAGGTGGTGAAAAACATAAGCGTGCCGGTGACCAAAGAGGTGATCGGCAGGCACGTCCGGGTGACGGAGAGGTCGAAGCCGGGCGAGTACTCCGTAGAGCGGACACGACGACTCTCCTTCGCTCCGTGTTTTGGGATGTCAAAGAAGATCAACCAGGACGGATTCAAGGATTTGTTGGTACACCTATCGGATATGCCATTCCTCTTGAATTGATGATGGATAGAAGATTTTTAACAAGGACGTTAGAAGAACAACGCGGAAATATCGTAAGGATTTTAACTGGTCCTCTGGTGTGATTATGGGTGTTGTTTACCATGCTTTTTGTGAAACGAATGGTAAATCATATGTCGGAAAAACGACGTATGATTTCGAATTCTATAAGCGTGGATATAAACTCGCTGCAGTTTCTGATAAACCGACTACCCGTATATTCATCAAGGCACTTCGCAAGTATGGATTTAATGCTTTCAAGTGGACTGTTCTGGTTGAGGATGATGACAATGAATTCCTTTGCTTCATGGAGCAGAGGTGGATCAAGCGGCTCGGAACCAAGATGCCGAATGGATACAATCATACCGATGGAGGAGAGGGAAATACTGGGTGGAACCCATCGGATGAAACTCGTAGTAAGATGAGTGAGTCTGCCAAGAGGAAAATTATTAC